CATTCTTACTATTGTTTCTTGGCCAAGCCAACTCCATGGGCAGACAATAATAATCCTGTTACACCAACAGGTGACTTGAAGTCAATGAAACAAATTCAAAAGAATATCTTTGTTGCAAAACAAATTAAGACAAGTGATATTTCACCAGTCATTCAGCGAGTGAACTGGACTACAGGCACAGTGTATGATTATTTCCGTGACGATGTTGATATGTTGGTTAAAGATGCAAACGGTTTTATAACTAAAACATTCTACGTCAAAAACAAATACGACCAGGTCTTCAAGTGTTTGTGGAACAACAACGCTGGTGCATCAACAAGAGAACCTTACTTTGAACCTGGTACATACTCAGCTAACAGAATCTTCCAAGGTGACGATGGTTACAAATGGAAATTTATGTACACCATCGACACTGGTCTAAAACTAAAATTCATGGACAAAGAATGGATGCCTGTGCAGGTGGGTTCAAACACTCCTAATCCATTAGTTACCAGTGCAGGTGCGGGCAGTATAGATGTTATCAACGTCATAAATGGTGGGTCAGGATATGACACGGTCAATGCGGTTGTGTATGTTACTATCACAGGTGACGGCACAGGTGCGAGCGCATCAGCAAACGTGGAATCATTAGTGGATGGTGGTTCAGTTAGAGATATTATTGTGGTAAATCCAGGTAGCAACTATACCTATGCCAATATTGCGGTGACTTCCACAATAGGTAGTAACGCCAACGTTACATGGGCAACATCACCAATTGGTGGCCACGGTTTTGATCCTATTTCCGAATTAGGTTGCGAACATGTTATGTTGACCGCCGAGTTTGATGGTGATGAAAATGGTTTCGTGCCAACAGATATTGACTATCACCAAGTAGGCATCATAGTAAATCCAACCACAAAACAATTCAATCCAAACCCAGCTAATGGTATTATCTATAGCACAACAACAAATATTGTTGTGGCTCCAGGTTCAGATGCAGGTTATACACCAGATGAATTCGTATATCAAGGTACGTTGGCCAATCCAACATTTTATGCAAACGTTTTGAGTTTTGATGGTGGTTCCAATCTAATTAAGCTGATAAATACTACAGGAACTCCAGCAAATAACAGTCCAATATTTGGCCAAGATTCAAAGACAACAAGAACACTATTGTCATATAGTACTCCAAATTTTGCAGTTCATTCTGGTTATATGATTTATGTACAGAATAGATCCGGTGTTCAAAGAAGTACTGATGGCATAGAACAATTCAGATTCGTATTAGGTTTCTAAGGGAAAAAAATGGCTTTAAATTTTAACGTTGATCCATACTATGACGATTTCGATGGAACAAAAAACTTCCATCGTATATTGTTTAAACCTGGTGTTGCTGTACAAGCAAGAGAATTAACACAAGCGCAAACTATATTACAAAATCAAATCACCAGTTTTGCGGACAACATTTTCAAACAAAATTCTCCCGTTACAGGTGGACAGGTTACGACCAATTTTGATGTAAAGTATATTAAGATTCAAGATTCATTTGAAGGTATCAATATTGATATCGAACAATTTGAGAATAAATTAATTAGAAATGCTGATGGAACTGTTGTTGCTAGAGTTATAACAACTGCGGTAGCAACAGGCACAGCAGGTGAAGGTGATGCGGCAACGTTGATTGTTTCATACAAAACCGGAACACAATTTACCGACAACGATATCATTTATGATTCAGATTCAAATCTAGCCTGTCAGGCTATGCCAAGTGAATCAGTAGGTCCATCATCAATTGCATCCATTTCACAAGGCGTTTTCTATGTACTAGGTAACTTTGTTCAAGTAACTCCACAAACAGTTATCTTGGACAAGTATGGTAATACACCATCAAGACGGGTTGGTTTGGAAATAACCGAAACAATATTCGATTACGCAAACGATAATTCATTGTTGGATCCAGCAGTTGGTGCATCCAACTATCAAGCACCAGGTGCAGACCGTTATGTAATCAGTTTACAGATATCATCAAGACCGTTATTTTTTGGTGACGATTCTTTGTTTATTGAATTGGTGAGAATTGAGGATGGTAGTGTATACAGAATGGTTGATGGTTCAGTCTATGCAACCATTGATGATTACTTTGCCAAACGTGATTATGAAACCAACGGTGACTACATCATACAAGATTTCAAGTTAACGCCAAAAAGTTATGCAGATGATGAAGACAAATATACCATGAACATTGGTAAAGGTCTGGCTTATGTACACGGATATCGTGTGGAAAATCCATCACCAATCAATATCATTTCTAATCGTGCTAGAACAACAGCATCTCAAAATAACGAACCATCTTTTATAGATTATGGTAGTTATTTTTTGGTTAGTAATGTTAGTGGCATAGGTACATCCACATTTCCCGTAACAACAGCCAACACAGTAGATTTTCATTGTGTTTCGAATACAAATATCAATACCGCAAACACATCAACTTATAATTCCACATTAGTTGCAACAGCATATATTCGTGGACTACAATTTGATAGCAGTCCATCAAATGGTGATGCATCAACTTATGTTTTCAAAGCACACATTTATGACATTGAAAACAAATCTATTTCAGCAAATGTCATTTCAGCAAATGCAACATCAATAGTATTGGCTAGCATTAATGGTATAACATCATCGGTAGATGGTGCGTATGAAGGCGTTGATGTTACTATCACCAGAGGAACCAATGCAGGTGAGACCAGAACTATTTCAAATTACAATGGCACTACAAGAGTTGCAACAGTAAGTCAATCATGGAGTGTTACACCAGATAGTTCATCAGTATATGTTTTAAACTTTGATACACCAGATATTGAATCTATGGTGTTTACAAACAGTGATAACACATATCCAAAAGTAAGATATGCCAGTGCAAGGATTGACAATCAAGGAAAAGTTGGTAACATACCATCAGGTGATGCCATTTTTGAAAATCCAAATATACCAGAAATGATTTACCCAATTGGTAATCCATTTGTTTCTGAAATTTCATCACCATCTTATACAACATATCAAGAAATTAAAGGTATAAATTTTAACGTTTCTGGTTCAACTCTGTCAGCTGAATTGTCTTACACAAGTAGTTACGCCAACGTTATTAAACATTTGGGTAATGAAGGCACAACATTATCGGGTGATGTTGTTGAACAATGTTATACAATTATTGTTACAGACAGACAATCAAATAGTACACTGACTAATGGACAAGTTGTTCCTTGGACATTGAATGGTAGAAGTGTTACCTTAAATAATGATGGTTCGGTTGCAACATTCACAACACCAACATCAGATTTGACCGCATTTACTGCAACAATTATTGCAAAGGTGTTTGTTGTTGATGGCACTAACACTAGTCACATACTAAGAATTAAAAATCTAGTCACAGGAAATACAACAGCAGTATCAAGTAATGCTTCTGGTTATATGACTACTGTGGCCACAAATACATTTGTTGATGACTCAGCAAGTTCAACAGGCCACGTTTATATTAAGGCAGCTGGTGTTTTGACTAATGGTTTAAAACAATCATTATATTTGTCTGATGTTAAAGAAATTATAAAAATTATTGACACAAAAACCAATGTGTATCCAACTCTGGATATGTTAACAAACAGTTCTTATGATGTTACAAACAGATACATATTTGATAACGGCCAAAAAGATAGTTATTATGACCATGCATCATTAACATTAAGACCAGGTGCTGTTAAACCTACAGGCAACCTTCTTATTATTCTAGACTATTATAAACACAGTGGTGGTGATGGTTACTTTAGTAAAATGTCATACATTGATAACTCAAGTTCACCAGAAAACTACAATGAGATTCCATCATACACCAGTAAACATGGTGCCGTGTATTCATTGAGAGATTGTATAGACTTTAGACCCTCAATACTCAATGCACAAACACAATTTGTTTTCCGTTATTCTAATCCTTCTTCAACTAGATTAGGTACATTACAACCTGCTGATTTGTCGACCTTTATTTGTGACTATTCTTATTATCTTGGACGTAAAGACAAACTAATTATATCAAAAGATAAATCAATTCAAATCATTGAAGGTTCACCTTCTATTAATCCATTGTTGCCTAATGCACCAGATGGATCACTAGTTTTGGCCAACATTACACATAGACCATACACAGGATATGTTCCAACAGAAATCTCAACTGGACTATCCGATTTGTCTATAGAATCGGTACAAAATCGCCGTTATACCATGTCAGATATTGCTGGATTGGATACAAGAATTAATAGAATTGAATACTATACAGCGTTAAATGCATTGGAACAAAATGCAAATTCATTGCAGATTTCTGATGCATATGGACTAAACAGATTCAAAAACGGTATCATGGTTGATGATTTTTCTGGTTACTCAGCAGCTGATTCTGGAGTTGCAGACTTTAATGCATCTATCAATCGTAGAACAAAGCGTATGACAGCAAAACAAACTGTCAAAAACTTCCCGTTAAAGAGTTTGGCGTTAGCTTATAACATGGAAAAAGCAACAAGTAGTGCAATTTCTTTATTGAATTTTGCACGAACATCATCCGGTTATAACAACTACTTCTCTTTACCATACACATCAACAAATATTATTGCACAAAGATTGGCAAGTAGAACAGTCAATATTAATCCTTTCTCTGTCACAGAATCAAAAGGATTGGTTGCATTGTCACCTAACGTTGACAATTGGGTTGATACAACTTATTCTCCTTCACTATTAATTGTTGATCCGAATCTACACATTTGGCAAAGTTCAGACACAGTTAATACATTAGTGTCAGGTGATTGGCAAACAGTTGGTGGTACAACCACATTAGATAAACAAAATTCTTCAGAAACAACTTGGTCTAACGTAACTGGTGGCCGATTTACAGGTATAACAACAGAAAATGTTAAGCAAACAACTACATCATCAACATATAAAACTGTAACAAATCAAAGTGGTACAGATATACTTGGTGCATATAGTAAACTAGACAATACTTATTCATTGAATAATGGTTACATTAATGACATTAGTATTCTACCGTGGATAAGACCGCAAGAAATTACTATCAGTGCTGAAGGGATGTTATACAAGACAAAGGTTTATAGTTTCTTTGATACAATCAGTACAGACAAATACATCAAGAAAACAAATGAAATTGAATTGACCAATGTTGTTGGCACATTCGAACCAAATGATATTGTTGGTTACTACTCAGCTGGCACTTTTGTACCAACAGGTATTGTTATTGGTGTATATGATTATCCAAACTCAAATAGTATGAGATTGTATGTTGCGGGTGACGGTAAAACTACAACATACCATAACGGAAATGCTTTAGTAAATTCCACATTTAATGCTGAAGGTGTTTATCAAACCAGCACAGCACAAGGTACTTTCAGTAGTCAGAAACATAATGGTGGTCTGATTAGGGCTTTTGGTAGCACAACACAGTTAACATTATCAACACTTGCATCTTCAACAAACACAGACTATGTTGGCCAAACTTTATATATCAATAGTGGTACTGGCCAAGGACAATCAGCAGTAATCACCGGTTATAACGGAACATCTAAAGTGATTACATTGGCAACACCAATATCTTGTGCCGTTAATGACCTATACTCAATAGGAACATTTGTAACCAATGAAGAAGGTAGTTTTTTTGGTATATTTACAATACCTGCAAATACTTTCCACACAGGCACTAGAGTGTTCCGTATGGACAATCGTTTCAATGGAAACGAATCTACTATAACGACATATGCAGAAGGTACATTCTATGCTTCCGGTTTACAAACAAATGCACAAAATATAGATTTCGGCGCATCACCTTCCGGAGCAAAAGACACATTCACACAAAGTAAAAAAAGAGATGTAATAACTTACAAAACAACTGTTGATGTAACCACCACATCTTCATTTACATTTATCCCACCTGAGCCAAGAGATCCAGTAGCACAGACTTTCATCATAGATAAAGACAATTTTTCAAATGGTGCATTTATTACCTCTGTTAGAGTATTCTTTAAACAAAAACCAGCCAGTGATGCTGCGCCGGTAACATTATCAATTGTTGGAACACTCAATGGTTATCCAAATGGATCAACATTAGACAATTCGATTGTTATTCTACCAGCATACAAAATTAAAACCTCTGAATCTCCACAATATTTGGATGAAACTACATACACAGAATTTACTTTCAAATCACCTGTGTACATCCAATCCGAAGTGATGTATTCAATTGTTTTGAAATCATCCTCAAACGAATACTTATTATACACAGCCTCCAACGGAGACATAGCATTACCTTCTTCAGTTAAGAATCTTGCAACTGATCCATATCCAAGTTCAATTACAAAAATTGGTGCAGCACCTTATGTTGGATCATTATTCTTGTCACAAAATTCCCAAACATGGACAGCGGATCAAAACCAAAGTTTGATGTTTACTATTGAACGTGCAAAATTTGACATAACAAAAACACCTTCAATTAGAATGATTGTTCCTAAAAAAATGCCACAAAGAACATTAGTGGAAAATCAAATTGATTATTTCACAAATGCTAATACCATGGTCAACAATGTTGGTACAACTTCTGATGTTGACTTATTAGTTGATGCTTTCAACTTGACAACCACAGATTTTGTTCCTTCATCAACAGGTATTAATTACACATATTCCGCAACGCTTCAAAATGGCACCGATACCTCAGAGGTAAATATTAATCCAGGTAAATATGGTACAACAATGCACGAACACATTTATTTGAATGACAATAAAGGTCAAAGAATTATCAAGGCCAATTCAACAACATCTTTCTCGATGTATGCATACTTGATTTCAATTGACGATGCGGTATCACCAATTATTTCTGATGCAGGCACTTCAGTATTCACAATCGAATATGATATCAACAACTGTGAATTGTCAAATGGTTTAATTTCTATCACTAGTGGTGGTAGTGGTTACAATGTTCAAAACACAACAGTTACAATTTCACCACCAACTGGTAAAAATGGCGAACAAGCTTACGCATCAGCTAATGTGGTTGGTGGTGTTATTGATGCAATTTATATTACCACACCAGGTGCAGGTTACATCGAAACACCAACCATTACAATCGTTGATGCAAATAACACACCAGGAACTGGCGCAACAGCTGTTGTTGCCGGTGAAACTTCTGTTAGAGGTGGTCCAGCCGCAACAAGATACATCACTAAGAAGGTTGTATTGGAAGGTGGATTTGATTCAGGTGACCTAAATGTTTATTTGTCTGCATATCGTCCTTTGGGAACAGATGTTAACGTGTATTATAAAGTCTTGAGTAGAAATGATACACAAGGTTTTGATGATGGTTATTGGCAGTTAATGACAAAAACAAACAGTAGTGATGGATTATATTCACAATCAAGAAATAACCTACATGAATACACATTTGCACCAGGAACTTTAGGTAAAGAACAAGGTTTTGTTTCTTATTTAAGTAACAATAGCCAAACATACTACACATTCAGTCAGTTTGCTATTAAAGTTGTATTAACAACGACAGATAGTACCCTTGTTCCACATTTGTCTGACATGAGATGTATTGCTTTACCACCAAATACTAACACTGTATTCTAATTATGCAACTACTGAAGGTACAAGGCACTAAACTAGTGAGGGATCCTAGAAGTGGTGCCATTATCAACCAAGATAAAACAGGACTAGACGACTATCTGGCTAGGCGCCGTGGTATGGAGTCTCAAAAGGAAGAAATAAATAAAGTAAAGTCTGATATTACAGAAATGAAACAAGACATGACAGAAATAAAAAGTTTGTTACTAAAACTATTAGAAAAAGGTTAAAATGGCTAATACAGTTACCTCATTAAGTTATGCCAATACATTCGGCCATTGGTTAACGTCAACCAATGCATTGATTGCTGAAAATAATGTATTGGCTAAAGACAATTATGTGAAAGATTCAGGAACAATTTATCTTTCCGAAGGCACGTTGAATGCTTTACAATCTAACGGAAATGTTATTGTACAAAAAGTATTGAGTGTTCAAGGTGTTGGTTCATATGCTGTTGTACAGAATGATTTAACTGTTGAACGCCAAGGTTTATTTACAAACACAGAACTAAGTTTGATTACATCAGGTAGTGCAAACATTGCCAATGTGTTAAATGTTTTAGGTTCTGGATATGGATTAAGAGTAGCAAACAATGCTCGAGTTGCTGGAGATTTGTATGTTGGTGGTGACCTAGATTTAAATATTCTAGAAGCTCGTCAGAAAGTTAACACATCAACATTATCTGTTACTGGTTCAACGTTTACCAATAGACTGCAAGCAAATAATCAAGTTGTTACGGATGTACTTACTGCAAACAGTAGTATCTTCACAAGTCGTTTACAATCAAACACTTCTATAACAACCACAGAAATTCAGGCTAACACAGTTATTAACGCTGCAACCATTTCTATAACAACTGGTATCTTTGGTAACTCGTTACAAGCAAACTCATCCGTAAACACATCAAATGCTTCTATTGTTAATACGTTGTATGTAAGTAGAGTACAAGCAAACTCATCCGTAAACACATCAAATGTTTCTGTTGTAAATACAGTATTAGCTAATAACATAGTTGCAAATTCATCTATTCGTGTACCTGAAGCCTTCATATCAGGTAATGCATATGTGAGTAATAATTTCTTTGTAAACTCATCCACATATGTAGATGATAATGTTTATGCAGCAAACACAGTGTTCAGTGATATAGTATTTGCAAATACCGTTTACATACAAAATAATAGTCTCACTGTTGGTAACACCAACTCAACATCATTCTTTGCTGCAGCAAATATAACCACACCAACATTACATTCAATAAATTCTTTTGGTGATTATCTTACTGCAAACTTACATATCTATACACCTTCAATAGACGTTGAGGGTACCACATTAACTCAGACTGTTCAAGCAAATTCTTCAATGAATACATCCAACTCAAGTGTTGTTAACACCAGTTGGACAAAAAATTTAATTGCAAACACATTAATTACCACTGCAGCTATAGCTGTAACAGGTAAAACTCATACCAATACTTTACAAGCCAATACATCAGCCAATACAGAAACTATATCTGTGACTCAGCGTGCATTGATTGACCAAGTACAGGCAAATACATCCGTTAATACACAAATTTTAAGTGTATCAACAACAGCATTTGCAAATAGACTAGAAGCAAACAGCATAGTCTTTACACCATTATTAAATGTAACAGGTAATGTATTTGCAAATACATTACAATCAAATGTTTCTGTAAACACTGCAACGATGAGAGTGACACAAAAAATTGATGCTAATGACGCATCAGTTTTTGTAAACAATTTACAAACTATCGGTCAGTTGTCTGTTGGTGGAGATTTTGTTATCAATGGTACAACAATCTATAACTCAAATGTGTTTACATTAAATGCATCATCAAATGAAGG